GCTTGCCGAGCCCATAGGGTCCGGGGTGGCGGTTGCAGCGGCAACCACGTTGCAACCGTGCTGCAACCATCAATCAATTGATATCNCTGGACTTTTTGGGNCGGTTGCACGGTTGCAGCTTTTTGCCTCGCGTCATGTGCGNGTGNGCCTACGCGTGCGTACACATGCGCACATGTGCACGAGTAATCTTGTAACTCTGCAACCATCTAACATTATATATATATATCAGCAGGTTAATGGTTGCACGGCGGTTGCAGCACGGTTGCGGCTGCAACCGGCCTCGATTGGTCGCGATCCGGCCGGGTCGATGCTGACCTGGGCGAATATTCTGACCGGTGGATATTCGGCCGCGCCTCGATCGGGTCGGATCAGCGGCAATTCGGAGGGAGTGCGGCGGAAAAGTTTCCGGGATTTGCGGCGCCCTGGTCCAGCTGGGCGGCCGGGTCGGAATGGCGGATTTGCGCGGTTTTTGGGCCTCGCGTCGGGGCATGTTGGAANGGCCATGTTGGAATGGTCGGGCTATCCGATTGAAAGCATGCGTTTTTNGTGTCGGTCGCACCTGCCTGTCAGGCTGGGGGCGCAATCCGGGCCGCTGATCCAGGCGCCCGATCGGCCGCGCGGCACCCGGCCCACCCCCACGGACGTGGCCGCTTCCGCCGCCTGCTGCCGCACCCAATTTTCCGAAATTGGAACCCGATCTGGGCCGAAGGGCGCGAAAGTTCGGGTTGGCCTGCGGGTCGGGGTGGGAAGCGCCGAAGCGGTGGGACGCGATCGGGGGCCGGGGGGAAACGTTTCGGCCGGTGCATCGCGTCGGAATGGCGACGCTGTGAGCGCAAATGGTGGTTGTCAATGAGCGCCGACGAAAAACTGGTGAACGACAGCAAGGCGCTGATCGATGGTGCGGCGGCCGAAGAGGAACAGCTGTCGTTGCTGGACCCCGTGCTGCCGATCGAGGCGGCCGAGGCGCAAGAGCGGCTTGGTCCGGGGGCCGGGCGCCTGGCCGTGCTGCAAGAGGCGCGGCGCGTCCGTGGGCGGCCAAAGGGCGTCAAGAACCGGCGGACGGATGATTTTCGGCGGTACATCATGCAATTCGGGCAGGACCCGGCAATAACGCTGATGCAAATACAGTCCACTGATCCGGAAGTATTGGTGGAACGGTCTGCGGCAATGGACCCGACCAAGAAACGGCTCAGTTATGGTGAGGCGCAATCTTTGCGTGTTCGCTGCGCCGAGACGTTGATGCCGTTCATTCATTCGAAACAGGCGGCGGTCGATCAGAATGGGGAGACGGTCGCGCCGCTGATCATCGCCGGCACGACGCACACGAACGCGCAAGTGCAGGATATCATCAACGGGCAGGCGCTCGACGCGGATTGGGACGAACTGCCATGAGCGATGCGCGTATCCTCAATTCGCCTGGGCCGGTCGCCGATGCGTTTCGCCAGTCGCGGGCCTTCGTCAAGGTCTGCGTGGGCCCGGTGGGCTCTGCCAAGACGCTGACTGCGCTGGTGTCGGGTGTGGAGCTGGCGGCACGGCAGGGCGGCCGGGTGGACAGCAAAGGCGTGCTGCGGCGCCGGGCGCGCATCGGCGTCATCCGCGAAAGCTATCCCAGCCTTGAAGCGACCACGCTGAAATCGTGGTTCAACATCGTGCCACGCGACGCCGGTTTCTCGATGCGGGCGCCCTATACGCACAAGTTTTCCAAGGCGCTGAAATTCGATGTCGATGGCCGTCTGGTCGAACGACTGGATTGCGAATTCGAATTCCGCGCGATCGGCGATCAGGGCGTGGAGGCCGCCTGTCGCGGGTGGGAAGTCAACGCGGTGATCGTCGACGAAGCCGACATTCAGCCGCCGGATCTGATCCCCTATCTGACCGGCCGCGTCGGCCGCTTTTCCGACCTCGATCCCAAGATGGTGGTCGATCCGCAAATCATCGTCGTGATGAACATGCCCGATGTCGAAAACCATGCTTATCGCCTGGCGTTCGACCGCGAGTTTGGCGAGCTCGATGCTGAAAGCACGGCCGCGCTGGAAACGTGGCTGGCCGGCCGGCCACTGATCGAAACCTTTGTGCAGCCCGGCGGCATGGACGCGGCGGCCGAGAATTTGCACAATCTGGAAGGGGGGCGCGCGTACTATATCCGCCAGATCGCGGCGAACAAGCACAAGCCCGGCTATGTCGATCGCATGGTGCACAACAAGCCGGTGGCAGTCATGCATGGCTTGCCGGTCAATCCCGACTTCGACCATCGCCAGCACGTCATCGACGGCCTGAAATGGAACCGGCGGTTCAAGCTGATCGTGGGGCTGGATCAGGGGCAATTCCCGGCGGCCGTGGCGGGCTATCGCAACGAGTTGGGCCAATGGCGCGCGCTGTCCTGTCTGGCCAACCTGGCGCCCGATGGACGCAGCCTGTTGAAGATCGGCGCGGCCGCCTGGGGGCGCCGCGTCAAATCGTGGCTGCTCGACCTGTGGCCCGACTTGCGCAAAGACCAGGTGCGCTTTGTTGGCGACCCGGCGATGTTTGCCGCAAATGACCGGCCCGACGATGATTACGATTACCGGATCATCCTGCAAAATGCGCTGGGCTGGCCGATCCACCGCGCCAAGACGAACAAGGCCGGGTTGCGCAACGAAGTCATCTGGAAGGCAATGAAAGAGGTTCATGGCTACCAGGTCGATGCGAGTGCCAAACACCTGATCAAAGCCCACGCCGGTGGCTATCGCTATGCCAAGGCCGAAACCAGCACGGGCGAGACGCGCAGCGGCCTGGTCATCGCCGATACCATTTTCACCAATGTCGCCGACGCGGAGCAATACGCCGCGCTCGAAGGCGAACACGTGGTGGCCGACGTGCGCGGCCACGATCGCCAGACAACTGCGCCCAAGATCGAAACCGATTGGAATATTTTCGGGTAACACTTTGACGAAAGGAGTTTTTACTATGGGACCTGTTGCACCAATTCTTGCCGTCGCTGCGACGATTGCCACGACTGCGGCATCGGCTGGCGCCTTTTCGGGTGGTTCGCCAAAGATCAACATTCCGCCACCGATCCAGAATGATGACGCATCGGCAACGCTGTCGGCAAATGACGCGATCGCCAAACGGCGCGGTGGCGCAAGTGATATTTTGAACGGTGACGCTGGATTTACCCAGCAATTACCGGGGCCTAAAGCCGTTTTGGGCGCGTAATGCGTCGCGATTTCACGACAGAAAGAAACGACAATGACCAATCCCATGCATGCGGCGGTGATAGCGGGCAACACCACGCTGATCGCGACCGATGACAGCGGCGCCGCGATCAAGGGCGGCCCGCGTATCCTGTGCGAGGCCGCCGACTGGAACGATGGGCACCCGGTCGGTGCCTTGCTGGAAAAGGATCACGATTTCGACGCCGTGCGGCTGACCGAACCCATGCGGATTTCGGGGTGGACAGTGCTGGACAGCACGCGGCGCAAAGTCGGGTCGTTCGTGATGGCGACGGCGTTGCTGATCGAGCCGGGAACGCAAGCCAAACTGATCCGCGCGGTGCTGGTGCCCCGTGTGGTGTTCGAAGCGTAAGGAGCAAGTGGCCATGTCGATCGAGCGGGACCAGGTGCAGGCGCTGTTGCGTCGACATGGTGAATTGAAGGACAAGCGCGCGCCGCAAGAGGCGCTGTGGCGCGAATGCGAAAAGTGGGTCGATCCCGAACAGCAGGGCGGTTTCTATCGCCGCACGCCGGGGATGCAGCGCGATGCGCATATCACCGACAACACGGCGCAGCTGGGGATCGAGGCATTTGTCGCGGCGATGGATGCCATGCTGGACCCCGAAGGCGAACAGACGGTGCGCGTTAAAACCACCGATGAAAACCTGAACGCGGTGCCGGCCGTGGCGGCCTGGCTGCAACATGCCAGCGACCGGTTGTGGGCGTGTCGCAATGCCGCGCACACCGGATACGCCGCCGCGTCGGCGCTGCGCTGGCGCATGCTGGGCATTTATGGCTGGCAAGGCATGTGGATCGAGGAATGGGTGGGGCGCGGCCTGGTCTATCAGACCCCGCACGTATCCGAATTGTTCATTGACGATGATTTTCGCGGGCGGCCCGATACAACGCACCGCGAACGCACGGTGACAGCGCGGCAATTGCAGCAAATGTTCGATGATGCGCAATTGCCCGCCAACGTGAAAAAAGCGCTCGATGAAAACAAGGTCGGGCAAGAATTCACGCTGATCCATGTCATCCGGCCCAATTCGCAATACGAGCCGGGACGGTGGGACGTAAAACAGTTTCGGTACCAGTCGATCTATATGCTGGCCGAAGGTAACGAACTGATTTCGGTCGGCGGGTTTCATTCCAACCCTTTGCCGGTCAGCCGCTATATCGTGAGCCCGTACAACGAATACGGCACGGGGCCGAGCGGCAAGGTGATCGGCACCATCCGCCAGCTGAACATCATGGCGCGCGACCTGATCAAGGCCAGCCACCTGGCGATCATGCCGCCGGTGCTGATGCCGGAAGGCGGCACGTTGAACCGTATGAGCATGACGCCGGGGGCGCCGATCGTCGGCGGCATGGAAGGCGGCCGGGCACAGATTGCACCATGGCAGAGCGGTGGCCAGCTGGCCTATACCCCCGAAACGTTCAAAGATTATCGCGCCGCGGTTGACCAGGCATTTCTGGTGCACGTGTTCGCGATCCTGAATGAACCGATCGACCGGCAGACCGCGACGGAATACCTCGGACGCCGGCGCGAGGCGATGATCCTGCAAGCGCCAAACGTCGGGCGCCAGATCGCCGAGGCGTTGCAACCGCAAGTGACGCGCGAAATGGAAATTCTGGCGCGAGCGCAGCAGATCGCGCCGCCACCGCCGCAATTGCGCGAAGCGGGCACCAGCATCGCGTTCGAATTCGACAACCCGTTGACGCGCGCGGCCAAGAGCGCGGACGCGCAGAATTTCATGGGCGCGCTGCAAATGCTGGAACCCATGGCGCAATTCGATCCCAGCGTGTTCGACGTGATCGACACCGATGCGGCACCGCGCGGCGTGATGGTGGCGATGGGTGTGCGCGCCGATTGGCTGGCCTCGCCAGAAGCGGTGGCGGCAAAGCAGCAACAGCGCCAGGCAAGCCAGCAAGCCGAGCAGCTGGCAACGGCGGCGCCGGCGGTGTCGGGCGCGGTGCTTAACCTGGCCAAGGCGCGATCATTGCCGCCGGTCAATGGCGGGCTTGGCGGATGACCATTTCGTTCAACCCGGTGGCACAACTGGCCATCCGCAAAAAGCGCGCGCGGGCGTTCCAGGTGCTGTTCGATGTCACGGGACCGCTGGGCGACGAGGCCGAATTGGTGCTGGCGGCCTTGCGCGATTATTGCCGCGCGAATTCGACCACCATCGGCATGACCGATCAAGAAACATACGTGAACAACGGCAAGCGCGAAGTGTGGTTGTTCCTGAATTCGCAACTGCAATTCGATGACACGACTATCCGAAACCTAGTGGAGGCAGCAGATGACTACCTTGAATGACGANAACNCCGCAACACCCCCGGCACAAANCGGCGGCGCGGCAAGTGCATTGCTGGCCGATGCGCCAGCGGCTGCGCCGGCGGCAGCACCGGCACCAGCAACGGCGCCAGCGGCAGAGGCGGAACCGGCGGAATGGATGCGCGGCATCACGCAAGACGCCGACGCGCTGAAATGGCTGGGCAACAAGGCGTTTCCCGATCCGGCCAAGATGGTCGATGCGTTTCGCGAAACAGAGCGCGCGTTCCGCACCGCGATCCCGGCCGAGGGCGATCCGCAGGAACGCTGGGATGCGTTTTACAAGCGCCTGGGGCGGCCGGATGATCCAACCGGGTACGAGATCAAGGCGCCCGAAGGGTTTGAAGCCGATCCGGTGCTGACCGAAGGTTTTCGCAAAACGCTGTTCGAAAACGGTATCCCGCCAAAGGCAGCGGCGGCATTGGTGGACTGGTACAACGGCCAGGCGCTGGCCGGGCTCGATGCGCAGGCGCAGCAAGTGCGGGCGCAGCAGGCGGCGCTGAAATCGGAATGGGGCGCCGACTATGACAAGAACCGCGAAACGGCGCGGCGGGGGCTGGAACTGGCCGGGCTCGATGCGGCGGCGCTNGACAAGATCGCGGCNGGCTATGGCGTCGATGCCNCGCTGAAACTGTTCGAAAAGATCGGGCGCATGACGAGCGAGGATATGTTCCGCACCGGCGGCGCGGCCAAGGGCTTTACGCTCGATCCCAACAGCGCCAAACAACAGGTTGAGGCATTTATGAAAACCCCGGAAAAGGTGCAGAAATTGCGCGCGGGCGATCCATCGACCATTGCCGAATGGGACCGCTTGAATGCGCAGCAGGCAGCGGCACGCGATGCGGCCGCAAGGGCACGCCAATAGACGTCAATCTAAAATCGTAAAATCGCCTCTTGACGTTCGGCGGCAATTCAAGAGATAAGCCGAACGTCAAGCTGGCCTAGCCATCACAAATGGCCCCGGCGCCCCTGGTCAGGATCGACCGGCCCACGCGAGCCCATCGCGAGAAATGGCCCCGCGAACGCGGCCTAGCCTTTTCGATCTGATGTCATCTCATCATTTCGGGAGGCCACCGTGGTTGATCAGGTCAACACGACTGCCATTACTACCTACGAAAACAACGTCATGCTGGCATTGCAGCCCAATGGCGGCGAGCTTGTCAGCGAAAACACTTGCATGATCGGTGCGCCCACGGGCGAATTGCACCAGATCGATGACTTCTTTGGCGCGGCCAGCACCACGACGGTAACCGATCGGCATATTCCGATCGTGCCGACCGATGGCAGCCAGGATCGGCTGTGGCTGGCGAAGCCCGGTTTCGACTACTACGCCAAGCAGGTCAGCAATGCCGACCAGCTGGCCGCCGGGATCAGCATCAAGGGCGGTTATGTGATGCAGGGATCGGCCGCGATCCGCCGGTACTGGAATATCCAGTGGCTGAACGGATTTTTCGGCAGTCGCCAGACCGGCAAGAAGGGCACGACTGTCGTGCCATTCCCATCGGGCCAGGTGGTGCCGTACAACGCCGGGTTTGCCAGCGGCGGCAGTTACCACATGAACGTCGAAAAGTTCATCCAGGCGCGCACGCTGCTGGGCCTTGCCGATGGTGATTACACCACCGAAGAAGCCTATATCGCACTCACCCCGACGCAAGTCGGCGACCTGTTGCGCGAAGTGCAGGTGACCAGCAACGAATTCGGCAAGATGGGTGGCGTTGCCACGCCTGACGGCAAATCGCTGGTACGCTTCCTGGGCTTCAACATCGTCGAACTGAACCTTGGCAGCAGCCTTTACGCGACAAAGGCGGTGACCACCGAAACCGCCGCGCCGGGCACCGTGCGCAAAAACCCGTTCTGGCTGAAATCGGGGTACTGGTTCGGTGAATGGGAAAAGCTGTTCGTTCGGGTGACCGAAGAACGGTCGGACCAGCACTATGACGCCCAAGTCTATCTGCGATCGACGTGCGCCGGCACGCGGACGCAGGACGGTCTGAGCGGCTATATCCAGAACTACGAAGCATAATCGGCCTGACGGCGGCGCATCCAAAGATCAGAATGGGCGCCGTCGTCGGTTGGTCTTGCTCAGACAGGGGTTTGAGAAATGGCAAAGGGTTATTCGCTTCAGGCGCTGGGTGTGCTGGATGGCACGGTGCCGGTGCTGTTCAACGATGGCGCGGTTACCAACAGCGTGGCGCGCAAATCGTCGATTTTCCTGACCGGCGCGTCGCTGGTGTCGCAGGGCGTCGGCGCGATCAACGACACGATCGTGCTGGGCAATTTTCCCGTCGGCGTGCTGTTCGGGTCGATCGAATTCCAGTCGGACACGGTGTTTACCGGTTGCACACTGCAATTCGGCATCGCGGGCAATGCGACCAAGTATGGCACGATCGCGGCGGCGGCAGCGGGCACGCTGTACAAGTTGCAGCCGGTGGCGGTGCGGGTTGCAGGGCAATACACGGCGGCCGAACAGATCATTGTGACCGTCACGGCCGCAGCGATCCCGGCAGCGTTCAACGCGGAAATTGCGTTCAACTATCAGTCGGCGGTGTGATGGGGTGCCCGGCGGTCCAGGGTACGAGGCCGCCGGGTAACCCGATAGGAGAAAAGGCATGACGCAAGTCAACCTGACGGTCGCGCGCGGCAACAAAGCCAAAGACGTGAC